TACGAGATGACGTCGAGTCTCGTGGGCTCGGAGATGTGTATAAGAGACAGTGCTTATATCATACACAATATAAACAACAAACAACATATAAATATAATATGCTGTTTAATACACTATTTAAGGCGTATTAAAGGCGTATTTTTTGAGCATACAGCGCAATATAATAACAAATATGATAAATGTATGCTTATTTAAGCAAACAACGCTGTAGGGCTTAAAAATAGGGCTTAAAATTGATATTAAGCAAAATCAAGGATATAGCATATCAGCAAGCCCAGCGGGGGGAGCAGCGAGTGCGGTGTGTATTATATATGCCCGCACATTCCTGACCCCTAAAAGGTCGATGGGTTTGCTGAGGTGTGCTACTAAGTGTACCACTAAGTGTATCACAGGAGCTCATTTAAGAGCCATATAAGAGCCATACAGCGTGATATTACCAGATAGATGATAAATCATACCTGATAATACCAGATTCTTCTGTACGGCTCTAAAAAGGGCTTTATTTTGCATTTGTAGTTTGCGAACCTCTGCAAGCGTAATAGTTTTTGCTATACTCTATTAAGCATTGTAGCTCATCCTGCTCTGTCTTGACGTGTAATTCACAAGACATAGGCGGACAATACTGCGTGTTATAGTTTATTTGGGCTGTGCTGCTTGAGCATCCTAATAGCATCATCAGGTAAAGGCTTGTCAAGGTAAGCCCTAAAGGAATCCTCGCTAACGGATTCAAGTTCGCTTGCCACAGCATCCATCTCTTTATGTATACCATCGAATATCTCCTGCTTCTGTGCAGTATTAGAGACGCTGGCAGTGGCTATATCTAACTGCTGTTGCAGCATTTCAGCATCTTTGGACTTTACATACCCAAAGCACACTGCGATTATAGCCACTACCGCTAAAATTGCGGATATTTTCATACTCATTCTCCGCTGCGTCTCTATAAATTAGCCGTTCAATTTACGGTTATACAAGTAAGCGATAGCCATTTCGAGCATTTCGACACACATATCTAAGCACTCAAAGCCCTTAGAGCGGTCGCACATACGCTTCATATTGTCAATAGAGTCGCACAATGCTCTCTTGGAGTAATAAGAGATAGACGGAAGCTTGCACTGATGGAATTGCTTAGCACCATCAACAGAAGCAGCGTGTTTTGCATACATATCTGCACCACTTACAAACGGACTCTCGGCGTTCTCATTTTCCTGAGCTTCTTGAGCATCATCTTTAGCCTCTTCCATAGAAGCTTGAGATTCATCAGCCTTGTTCTCTTCGACCACATCGGGAATCTCCGGCAAATCATTCTCGTTTACTTCCTGAGTTTCTTGGATAACTTCGTTTTCTTTGATTTCATTTTCCTGTTTAGAGTTTTTCTTTACCATTTTAATAACCTTTCTTAGATTGTAAATTTGTTACCTACGTAACCTTTGTTATTCATTATAGAATTTCTGTATCTTGATGTTTGTAACAGCTCAGATTTGTCAAGCATTAGCGGATTAGCGAGCCATTTCATATGTTCAGCCTTAGCTTTATGTTCTGCTGCTCTTTTGCTGTCTACAGAGAGGAAGTCCGCCCAATAAGCGCACGCTATAGCTAAGGCATCAAGCCTATCGTCGTGAGCTAAGCAGCCTTTGTCTCTGGTTAGTCCATTTATCTGATGCCACAGAGAGTAAACCTTGCGTGTAGTCAGCGGATATTTAACGAGGCTCTCCATATCTATGTCAATCATAGCCTCATCAAAGATAATCTTGTGTCCACTAAATAACGGCTCTAGCACGTCCGCCATACGCAGCTCTTTACAGCCTGTGTTGTATACCTCTTCAACACCTATAGGAATATTACGAGTTCTAGCCCTAGCTATTAGCAACGCTGTAAACATACCGTTACCAAAGTTCTTCTCTACATTGATTTGCTTAACACCATATTTTACAGCTAAGTCTAATATGCTATCAAGAGCTGTTTCGTCATAGCCTCCTTTGATGCCACAGCAATACGGTACGTAAATATAGCCGTTACAGTAATATGTTATGGCTATACCAGTCTCGTCTCCGTTAGCACCTCCTCCGGCAGGGTCTATATCCATACGCTTTCCTTGGTAAGGGAGTATACAGTTCGTCAGCGATTCCATAGGTCTATACACTCTCTTTCCTACAAGAGCGGACTGCTGCGGAATGTTAATCTGATTACCTTGCCCTCTGCCATACATATACTCTGAATATACTTTATCAGGAGGTATCGGCATAAACATAGCGTCCTCAATCTTTAACACCTGCTTATTAGCATCCAACAGAGATGTATTAAGCATATATTGAAGCTGATAGTTTGTCTCACCGATTTGCAGCTCTTTGCGTTGATGCTTCTCTTCTGAGAACATAACAGGGTCGGTAACTTGTCCTTCATCACCGTTAACGCCACCACCTATTTGCAGCTCTGGATGCTCCTCAATATCTTTAACAATAAGTGGAGCAAGCAAGTCGCCATATAACGGTCGCTGTTTAGCGGTAGGGTAGCGTCCTGTCCAAATACGAACAGTACATCCTCTGCTAGGCAATATATTATACACAGAGTTAGAGCTTTGTGGAGTACCTAACAGAACAATCTTACCGTTACTACAGATAGCGGTAAATTCATCAATAATACCTAACAACACTTCTCTAGCTACGGCAGTCTTTGAGTTCTTTTTAGACTCAATATCATCCCCGATTACTAAGTCTGCACGGAAACCTTGGATATTAGAGTCAGCACCCTTAGATACAACAGATGGTGATTTATCGATACCTTTAAGGTCGTGATGCACGTCAAAGTTTTTAGCTGATGCGTTCATCATATCACCACAAGGGCGCATACATTCTAATACTTCCATACCAAACAGTATACGGAACATAAGAGAAGAAATCTGACTAGCCATATCGCCTGCTGCGGATATAACAAGCACACGAGCGGAAGGATTCTGAATAAGATACCATATAGCATACGCAGATGTAATGGTAGTCTTAGCCTCACCACGCTGTGCTTCAACAAGCAAATAATTAGCAGGGTCGTGTTGTAAAGTGTTAGCGATGTCTCGCTGTATTCTGGTAGCTCTTCCATAATGAAGTAAGTTTACAAGAACGTCATCAAGAAAATCCACAAACTCTTTGTAGTGTGATTGCAGCTCTCTTAACAGTGCCCATCTTGTATTATAATCCATTAGGATACTCCTTCAACCTCTATATCGTGTAGTACCTGCTCATAATCTACAGAGTCAGGCAGTGAGCCGGACAAATCTACTTTACACTTATTCGTAGATTCCTTCTGGCTGTTAAGTTTATTACGCATATCTTCAAGAATATTCTGAGTATCGCTTTCTGCCACAATATCATTATCGTGTAAGAAGCGGAGAATGTTACCCATCTGTGCAGCGGGAACATCCACACCTTTCTCCTCAGCATCTTCAAGCATGCGTTTGAAATACTCCGCAGTAGCGAGATGCAGAGCACCTAATGCTTCTTGAGTAGCTCTAGTCTTTTTGCCCATTAATCATCGCCTCCTAAGCGTTTTTGAATAACTTTAGAGAAATCGCATTTCTCAATATCTCTTGTTAACTCCACAAGAAATGTAGTGATTAAATCAATAATATACGGAGCGAAGTATCCTACAACCGCAGCAGTAGCATACGCTATGCTTTCGGTATCAAAATACTCTTTAAGGATAACTCCTCCAGCTTGTGTAACGAAGAATATACTAGCGGCATCTGCTAACGCTCTCTTAAATCCTCTGTAAGGACGAGTAAGAAAGCCTGCTACAATTACGCCGGAGCTAACTACAACTAAATCTTGCGCTACTTCTACAGTACCTTTTAACATTGTGTATCCTTCCTAAGTAAAATATAACGCAAGCTCTTTTGCTCTACGTCTAGCTAATCCTTTGAGAGGCTTACCGCCACTGCATATCCAATCCCAGTTCTTGTAGATGCCTTCAATATTATTAGCAACAATATGTTTCTTCAACTGAGATTTATTAAATTGTACATACCCTATGTTATACACAAGGCTAAATACAGCTCGCTTCTGGTAATCATTAAGCTTATTAATAATTCCAACTTTTTGTGTAATTTGTGTGTCTACATACCATTTAAGTAATTCTTCTGCTCTATTCTTTGTAATCTTGTCTCCTTCTTTTACAGGAGAGCCATCTTCATAGAACGTACTTCCATACCCAATAGTCCACACTTTACCATACTCATCCCAGTAAGCAGTGAGCTCTAATCCTTCTGATTCTTTAATGTCTTGTAATAAATCCATAACTAAATTTCTTTCAACAGGATACAGCAGCACCACCAAAGAGATGATTACTGCTAATCAATATTTTAAGTATTTCCAAACCTTATAACGAGCCATTGTGGTCTCCTTAAATATGTGTAGAATGGCATATAATGAGTGTACAGAGGAATCTTATAAAATTATGATAAATTATACCATAAAATATAAAACGCCTCTGTACAGTCATTAAATAAGCCTTTATAGTGATGCTACATTTGAGAATGTATACAGCACATAAACATACAGAGCACCTTCTAGGTATTCTCCAATGTTCCAAGCAGCTTTAGTATTGTGCCACTTAGTGTACCATAATAACAGTGTAGGCAGTAAATAACATACGCCTACAAGTAAACCGCTAACACCTACTATTAAGGACTGCGCTAACAAGCCTAGCAGGAAGGAACTGAGTAATCCTCTCAAGGAACATCCACAGAATCCCCACACTCTAGGATGAGCTTTAAGCCACTCAGACTTATTTATAGCATCATCAATAAGAGCACATTCTGGAGCAGGAACAGCACCTGCTACTAAAGCTCCTCGGTATGCTCCCCATCCGGCTATCTGCTGAGCAACGTATGCAGTAATAAATCCTAGCAAACCTAGGTTAATACTCCAGTCCCATAAATAGCTATAAGTTATTCCTATAAATACAGGGAAATAAATCTTATTAGCCACAACATCAATTAAACCACCTCTGATACGAAACAGTAACGCACCAATAGCTGAGGCTATTAATCGTACTATACCCATTACACTGCTCCTTCTGTTCTGATTGTTACTGTTGCCAACGGATTAGCTATAGAATCTGTTTCAAGCCAAGCACCACTCTTTGTAGTGGATTGAAATGCCCAACCAATCAAATCACCATTAGATACCTTAGCTTTCATTGTCGGCACTTTAAGAGCGTTATCCACAGTGTTTTCAGACATTGTAACACTCACACGAGAGCCTTGTATTTCCTTGTCATTGTTTGTAAGGAAGAAGTACACAACCTCGCCAAGAGCGTTGACACGCAGATTGACAACAGCATCTACTTCAATATTAGCATCATCATAGAACGCCCAATCATTCTCAACACCAGTATCTTTACCTTCTTTTACTTTCCACGGAGTAAGGTCAGCAGGAATATCGCCTTCCTTGAGCTTACCGATAGGCAACTTGTTCTGTGTGTCTGTGCCACTGAAACGATATGACTGCAGTCCTTCAAGAGGTATCCACGTTGTTACCTTATCGTTTCTCCAAGACATCTGCTTTTCCTCAACAGTCTTAAAGCCTTTGACAACCCAAACAGTTCTTGGATTCTCAACAGCAATAGTAAAGCCGTGAACAGACACCTTCATAGGATTAACAACCTCAATAGGTGTTAAAAGGAAAGCGATATTAACAGCATCGTCAGGCACTGTAAACATCTTAGAAGATGCTTGTCTTTCTGTACTTTGAGCCATAAACTGACTATCAACAGCTTCCCAACCAGCCTCAAACACATCAGAAGCATTTACATTATCTGTAATAATCTTGGTTGTGTAAGCATCAGGATTACCTGTCCATTTAACCATTTGAATATTGAAAGCACCTTGAGGGTTTGTGATAATAGCATCAACAGATACTTCTTGTCCTCTTAACAAGCGTGTCATTTCTACATCAAAGATTTTACCCCAGTTGAAGAAACACAACTCATTCTCAAAGCTAGAGAACGTGATAGCATCGTTAGCAACCTCTACACTCATCTTGTATTTGTTGTAGAAGTGCGAACCGTCCGCATCTGTTTCTCCCTGTTCAGCTTCTCCAACAGTCTTAGGCATATCGTAAGAAGATATAAACTTGGTCGAATACAGCTCGCCAAGATATCGCTTAGCAAACATAATGCTCTCACCTGTGTCTAACTCATACTTCAACAATGTTTCTGATACCTCATCACCGTCAAGAGCAACAACCATAAAGCAACTGTTGCCGGAAGTGTAATCATTCATAAAGATTGTTGTGTCTTCTGGGAAACTTGTAGTAACACGAACTTGCAAGTACGTCAAAGCCTTAGCTTTAACAACACCCGCAGCACGCAACACATCAAGTTTATCACCTTCTTTATAGGTTTTGTACACAGCCAACGGAGCACCATTCTCATCTCTAGCAGGTGAGTCAGTAGCTTTATCAATGATAGATAATTCCACAAAACCATCAGCAGGAGCACGTCCACGCATAGAGATTCTTGCTAAAGTAAGATAAGGTGTGCCACCAGTTACATTAGGGTCTTTGCCATCATATTCTTGAATACCGATAGACTTTTCAGCCATACGAACATCCATATAGTTTGTACGAACAGCAGACACAACATTGTCAAACCATACAATACCTTTATGAATAGGGGTAGAACCTCTACCAACAATTTCCTCAGAAACACTTAGGCTTGCATAATATGATACAGGTCTTGTGTCAGTATCTTGTACTTCAACAATCACACCGTTCTTGTTAGGGTCTGTATATCCTGTAAAACCTCTGCCAAATTTGATATTGTTTGCACCATTTCTGCCAGCCGATGGATTAGTTTCAACTTCAATGTTGATGCCTTCTGGGAACTCTAACGGCTCTGTATAAACATCCCAAGTACCAGAAGCAACATCAGCAATAAACTCAACAGAACTCTTGCCAGCTAATGTGTATGCTGATGAGTTGCCATCAACGTTATCACCACTTGCAGGAATTATGCTAACAGTATCATCAGATACATTATCAATCTTAACAATCTGTACCTTAGACAACTTAGGCATCTGTACATTTACGCCAACAGTAGGTCTTAACAAGCTGATGGTTTCATCACCAACAACCATATCATCAGTACCAACACTCTCTTTGTAAGCATAAGTAATATTCTCAGCAGTAATACGAGATTGTCTAAACAACTGGTACTCTCTGCTAACCTTGTGTTTGAAGTCATCAAGCGTCATAGCCGTTTGTGTAGATTTCTTGTTATCAAAACCAATCTGAGCCTTAGCATCAATATAGTCCTGTAATGTTCCTACGCCTTGCTGATAGCTTGCAAACAGTGGGTCTGATGTAGAGCTATACAGGGCTGCACGAGTTGCTACAATGTCATCATCAGTAGGCGCTACATAGTCATCTACCCAAGTTGCTACAATCTTGTCAACTTCTTCAACCCAAACTTTGCGAGGCTTTTTCATGTTTGTAGGAGCTAAACTGTCCTCTACAATCTTATAGCCATCGGCAATCATCATTGCAGAGTTGCTTTCAAGGTTATAGCCGAATATGTCTTTACCGTCCTTTTTAAGATAGTACGGTGCTTCAACTAAATTTTCATTAATTAATTTTGCGTACATTTTAATATGCTCCTAAACATTTATTAAATAATCACCCGAGTATTTTATCAAACACTCCCCATAACTTCCCGCTTGTCCGTTAACATTCCACGCATACCCAGCACCACCACCAGCACCAGGAGCAGTAGCTGGAGCACAACCTTTTCCGCCGCCTGAATTTGTCAGAACAGAGTTACCGCCTGAAACGTGGTTTCCATCATTTGGCGGGACATTGCCATTGTTTCCATTACGCTGAATTATTGATTTTACTATTGTAAACGTTGAATTAAGTCCGGGAAGTTCTAAAGCACCACCAATTCCGGGGTCATTGTTATATCCGCCACCACCTCCAACGCACCGCATAATATACGGGATGACGGTGTCGCCGCCTTTATTTCTTCCATTTCCGCCAGCGCCACCACCACCAGTGGTTACTTCAATATTTAAAACTGGTTTAAGGATTTTTATATAACCCTCAAATCCTGCGCCAGAACCGCCGCCACCGCCATTGTAGAAGTAGCTGTTATCGCCACCACCGCCACCACCACCTTGGGCACGGATATAGTATACTCCCCTTAAAAGGTTTATTTTTCCTTTACCACCATTTGCAACATTAATAAGAGTTTGCCCTCTCTTATACGGCGCATCTCTGGTTCCTAATGGGTTTTGAGAATAAGGAATTCCCATATTAGCCCTCCTCTCCTGCGTCAGACATGGTCGTACTTGACCAATTTTCACCTGTACGCAATACTAGCCAATGCGCTTTACCAGAACTAAAATCAGGAGTATTGCCATTAATCCAATAAAAAGGTCTGCCTGTTGGCGGATTAAAAGATATTGTTTTAGGTCCATTGAGGAGATAAACAAAAAATTGAACGGTATACATAAATTTAGGAAAAGTTAATTCAGATACATCAAAAGTTATTGTAGTATTGTTGTTAATTCTTAAAGAAACAATTTCGTCTGTATCTTGCAGCTTTACTGTAACTTCCCCATCACAGGCAACTTCACGGACGTTTTCGTAACCAATCTTCTTAATAGTATCTCCTTCAACACTATCAGCACTCTTTTTAGCTTCCTCTGCCCAATACTTTGAAGAGCCCTCAGGACGTTCTTGCTGAGAACCTACAGCCCATTTACGAGCCTCTTCTACGCTGTTAGCAGCAGTATCTTCACTCTTCTTAGCAGCTACTTCACTTGCTTTAGCATTCGTCTCGCTAACCTTAGCAGCAGCTTGAGATGTCTTTGTTTGGTCTAACAAAGACTGTGCTTGATTAGTATATGTGGAAATATCTATAAGTCTTACAGCGTCATTGTCGTTAACAGGTTTACCAACATTAATAATTCTGTTGCCACCCATATCGAGGTTAGTACCAAAAGACCCTTCCCATCTACCATCAAGAATAGCTTGCGCCAAATACAGCAAATGTTTATACATTGTGTTAAGGTCTGAGCTCTTAATATACTGAGGAATAAATATAACTTTGCGAGCAGATGCTTCAACCCTGCGTTCAATAACAATACTGTTTCCTACAGGAGGAACTCTGCCTAACTGAATTAAGTTATCATTAATAAATGTAAAATCTATAGGAGCGTCTGGCGTATCATCCGCAAACTCCTCATAGACGTAAACTTCATCACGGCTCAAGTAGCCGTCAGCAAAAGCTATAGGGTACTGAGTAGTAGTACCGTCTGAGGGAATAACTTGTCTACTTAAAGCCATAGTTTTACCTTTCTGTTTATAAAATATTAAATATTAAAACTCTTAAATTTAAGAATCAGGAGAGCCTAAGCTCTCCTTATCTTTTATCCTATATGGGGCAGCACATATAAAACAATCACTTAGCAGATTATTCTTTATCATACAGAGAAAGAAGTTCATCAGATGCTTTCTGTATCTTTGAGTTCTTAGGTTCTTTGCTCTTAGATACAGGAGTATCCTCAGCTTCTGCTTTAGGTTCTTGCTTAGGTTTTGCGCTCTCCAAAGCTCTTTTGATTTTCTTAGCATCTCTGGTAAGAGGAGCACCAAACATATCTTCGTACAGCCTAGAAAATAATAGCATATTTCCTGCTATCGTCGCTTGCTGCAACTGTTTGAATGTCTGTCTGTTCAGCTCTTCTCCAGTAGCTAATTTAATACCTGCTTTGAAAGGAGACGCTAATATAGGCAAAGCATTTAGAGAAGGAGCAATATACCCAGCAGCATCAAATGTTCCTCTACTATAAGGACTTGTCTTTATTCCTAATAAATCTCCAAGGATATTAACAGGCTCTACAAACGAACCAAGATTTACATTATAGCTCAGAGCATTATACACTATCTTATCAAATGTTAGTTTATTAGCTCTCTCAGCCTCATCCGCCGTAGTAAGTTGAACTTTTGAGATGTATACTAAAGGAGCTATCATCATACTCAACATCATTGTGGATAATGTTTCAGTATCAAGGTGTCTAAGACCTCGTACGGTATACTTACTTATTGCTAATAACGGATAAGTTTTATATTGCCCTATCAGTCTTCCCATACCTGTACTTAGCCACTTTCTCTGTTCTCCTAACCTAGGTTTCTGCACTACAGTATCCATAGCTCTCTTTACTGCTCTTAGAAATTCTTGCTGAGTATCATAATCCCACTTATCCAGAGCTACTCTCTGTAATTTTCCTCTAGCATCTATTTCTACACCGTCTTTAAGCAAATAAGGCTGTATTTTATCAAACAACTCATCAGTTATTCCCCAATCGGACATACGCTCTCTAACAGCAGCGAAGTCTCCTGTTTTAGCTGTTCTGTAAAGATTGTTTATTAAAGACGCTACAGCACATTTTCTTTCTAATAACATAACAGGCTTCATCAAGTTCCACGCCTGTTGCTTTGTAAGTCCTTTCTTTAATAGATAATCATAATCATTCCAGAACTTGCTACTCTTAGGTATGCTGTCTATATCTATGTTGTTTGCATTAAATGCTGACACAGTAAAGTCATCAAAAAAGGCGTTTCCGGCAACCATACTTATCTCATCGATAAGAGGTATGTCTTCTCCTCTAATGGCAGCTTTTATTATGTCTTTAGAATTTGTTATAGTTTCTCGCATACCAAATGCAGCTAACTGAGGAGCATACTCCACAAATTGTGTAAGACCTGCCTGATTCATCATAAATAAGTTCCCTGTTCCTACAGCTCTGTTAGCCCAAGGAGAATCATTAGATACAGGATACCCTAATAATTGAGCTCTAAAATCTTCGAGATATTGTCTAGTTTTTGTATCTCTATATTTTCCTTGCTTAATAAGCTCCTCATCTACTATCTCAGCAGCTTTAATCATCTGCTCGTATTTAGCATCGCTTGTATAACCTACTCTAGCTAAGCCTACTCTGCCGGAAGCATTATTTACGTATCCTGTAACAGTTCTATGTAAATCTCTATCCAATAAAGATGCCACAGTGTTTCCATCAGGAAGCATAACAGAATAGTCCATAGGGATTCTGTACTTAGTGAAGTTAGGTTTACCTCTCTCTTCTGCTCTTTGTGTTATACCATTTATAAGATTGTTTATATCCTCATCTTTAAGGTCTGTATTTTCCTTTAGAAGCATAAACAACTCATCTCTGGTTTCGGACATAGTGAACTTCTTAGAGCGGTCAGTCTTAGTGGCATTCTTTATAATTGCTCTAGCAAATACCTTAGCCTTGTCTGGGTCTATACCTAATCCTTTGTAGCCATATCCTCTTTCTATAGCTTCTGCAAAAGCGTTTATAACTGAATCATCACCATATTTACCCATAGCTTCTGTTAATCTATAGCCATCCCATCTACGTCTTAAATAAGCACCTTTCTGGATGTCCTGAGAACCTTCTACAGCGAATTTTCCTGCGTGTGCAGTATCCTGTAGCTCATCGAGTAAATAGTCGTTCATAGCCACCAATTTGTCTGCATACGCACTAATATTTGGGTCTCCTGATAGGTTATCTTGTATACCTAGTTCTCTAGCGTTAATCTCTAATTGCACAGCTTCGTAGAACTCTGCTCTAGCTGAATCGAAATACTTAGCTTTCATAAGCTCGCCTTTATCCTTAATAGACTTTACACGAGTATTTAACCAATTCTGATAATCAACTTCTTCGGCTTCCTTAAAGAAAGAAATAGCACGAGTTCTAGCCATATCGGTGAATGATTCAGCGTTGTTTACATTAGATACAAAGTTAGATGGGTCAGCTACTAAGTCGTGAGCGACAGCCCTAAATACTTCGTTACCAGATGTAGCAGCTATATCATAATCAGGCTTACCTAATACAGTATTAATCCACTCATTAGTTTTTTGAGCGAACCACATACGCTTATCATTTTCATCAGCAAAGTTATACGCTCTAGCTCTAGCTGCGTCTGTCTCTTTGTTAGATAAATAGCTTCCTGCTATGATGTCTTTAATATCGTCAGATGCCTTAATATTGTCTAAATAATCAGGAGCATCGGGATAAATTTCTTTGAGTTTCTTACGAGATTTAACTTTACCTTTAATGTCTTTAATATATATCTGCTCTTTAGCTTTAACAACGCTATCAAGTGTGGTTACATTGTTTGTTTTATCTGTATCCACCATATCAAGAATATCCATTTTCTCTCCCCAAGTGAGTTTACCATTTCTCTCGAGAAGAGTATCTAATGTTTCTTTGTTCCTAGTAAAATCTCCAACGTCTTTAGTAAATCCTAATAACGTAGAGCCTGCCGATAAAACAGTGCTCATCGCAGCACCAGACAATGCAGCATTTGCTATATCATCTATATCCATATCTGCACCACGTATCTTTTCAGCACTAGCTAACACAGCATTATGTGCAGCAGCAGTTAAAGCTGTATCCCCAATACGCTGAGCTCTAGCAATATTAACAGCAGTTTTTAATCTCGCCATTTCAGTACCTGTTTTTGCGTACTTCATAGCTCCTTTTGCTCTAACTATTCTGTTTGTATACTTATACGCTTTACCAGCAGGAAATATCATATCTAAGTCCACCATACCTGCTAAGAAGCGGTAAGCTGTGCCATATCCTCCAAGCTGGTTAAGACGAACAGACTGCATATCTCTATCAGCTATAATGTTCTTTCTATTCTCGTAATCCTGTGCGTCTACTGCTTTCATAAGGAATTTCTGGTCTTCCTCATCATACAGCATAACATCTGTTTTAAGACGTTCTGTTACATCGAAATTAGGGTCTACGTCTCTTCCTGTATCCGAGATATGTTTCATATACGCCCTGTATCCAGCACCTCCTAAGAAGTTACCTCCTTTTTCAAAGAAAGCATCAGCTAAAGGTCTTACCAATCCTGACTCATCTAAAGTCTGCTCAGCTATTTGTTGCCGTAGGCGTTCTTTAGCATAAACTGTTTCAGGAACGCCACTAGATATAGTGGCTGTTCCCCAAGCAGTCTCTTTAGTGGGCTCTTGATTAAACTCATTTTGTTCAATCTGCTCCCATTCCTGTTTGTCTTGCATAATCTCTATAAGAGTATTAAGTTTAGAGGTCTTGCTCATTAATTAATCCTTTCTTAGGAGAGAACACATCTTCTTCTCCGAACTTTCTTTTTCCAGATAGTAAATCGTCAGTGCTCAAATTCTCGTTCAAAGAATCTACTCGTCTTTTCTCAATGAAATACTCTCTTATACTTGACACAGGTATTGTAACATCAAAAGAAGCGTTCTCTGCGCTCTCTGCGTCCTGTATTTCATCATCCGTAGCAAAAGGATTCCAAGAACGTGAAAATAGCTTCTGAGACAACGAGCGTGCATCATAGTCATAGACTATTCGCAAAGTATCATTGTCTGTATCGAGAGTAATTTCTGCATCCAGCAAATTCTTTCTTAAGGATTTGTGCACATCACCTTCCGTACAATCTAATAGAACTGTTCCAATAGCCTCTGAAACATCATCATCGCTATCACCCGGATTTAATCCAAAATACTGTGGAAACGATACAATACTATTATCTACCTTTAATGGGTCATATATCATATAGTTTCCTAGAATATTATGTGTGCGATTAGCCACAGTATATGCAGCACGTTTAGCAGCGATTTTTGGGTCTTTAGTGCTAATCATTTCGGTTTTTAATGCTCTTTGAAAAGCGTCTGTAACCACTTCTGGGTTCTTAGCCTTAACACCACGGAGTTCTGCTGTGTCTGTAATATTGCCTAGAACCTTTCTTGAGAATGCAGCCACAGGACTAAGATAATCATTTGCTACTCTAAGAGATGTGTAAGCTCTGCCGAATAAACCATCGCCGAACTTATCTTGTATCTTATCGTTGATAAATTTTTCTGCTTCTTTATATTCATCAGAAGCCACATAGTCTTGATACGCTTTTTGTTTCTCAGCAGGAGCGTTATTAGCTGCGTTAACTCTCATAATGGCTGCCCTTAATTCATCAGGAGATGCACTAAGAATACCATTGTCTGTTTCCTCGTTAACTTGGTCTATAGTAGCTAATGTTTCTTCATCCAAGAATGTACGTAAAGCGTACTCTGCGTTAGCTCCTAGACGCTCTTTTAATGTGTAAATAGCAGCATATGCTGATGCAGATTCTGTTCTAAACGCAGGCTTACCCTCAACAAACGTAGTAGGCTGTGTGATATAGTTCTTAATATTCTTAGCAGCTTCGTGGCTGTAGAAATTATTACGTACGCTCATCTCCATAATATCAGCCATTTGCTGCTCTTTGCCTTCTGCTGTGATAGGGTACTGCCCTTTACGAGAATTAATCCACGTCTTAAACATTTTCTCTTTATCAGATGTGGATAATCTCTCGTCATTAAGACCGCCCTGCTCAACAAAGTTTACAGCATTAATTTCCGCTATAGCTTCTTTAGCAGCTTCTTCTTTTGCTTTAGTTACCCGCTTGTACATACTTGTTAACTGATTACGAGTATTTGCGTCTAATTTAGAAAAATATCCTTCTTTATCTAAATGCTCATATAATCCTGTATCACCATTAGATAACATAGCAGTATACGCAGAGTCCGCAATAACACCATATGCTACAACATCTGGAAGAGCTGCTTTAGTTTGTTCTATTGTTCTAAGAACTTCCTTATTAACAACTCCCCCATTTGCTCTCAAGGAACTAACGACATTTTCTCTAGCATAATTTATAGTCTTCTGCTGGTTAATCTGTTCCCTAGAAACTGTATGCTGTTTAATCAAGCCACTAGAAGAATGAGTAAACATCTTAGACAACTGTTTTTTAAGAAAAGGGTCTTCGACTTTAGATGCCAATTCCTCATAGCTCTCTTTTAATAGCTGTTGAAACTCCTCAGGAGATTTCTCAGCATACTCATCCATTTTAGAGATAATTCCGCTATTTAACTTATTAACTTCTGCTGACAACTTAAAAGTAGAGTATCCTCTTTTAGTCCACTTAGATGCGTTCTCATCAATAGCTTCTCCAGTCTGTGCAGCGAGCTGTCCTTCCACAAAGTCAGTTTCTCTCTGATATTCGGCTTCATTCTCTACAAGCTTTTCTAATCCTTTAACCGCACCAGAATAATCTATTCGGTCTTTTCCTTTCTCGTAGTATCTCATATCAGGAGCACTAATAGACCCTAAACCTATCTCAGCACGAGCAGCCTGTTTCTCTACAGAGATACCTGCGTTCTGTGCTTGCTTAAATAAATTTTCCATTAATCCTCCTATCTATTTTTATAATACTCGTCTATAGCAGCACCGCTGCTTCCAAGTATACCACTAACTATACTGTTAAACAGACTAGGCTTTTCTGGCATCCACGTCTGCCCTCCCAAATAATTATATTTTGCTTTAGCCCTATCAAAGATAATGTCCTGCATTTTTTGCTCGTATGTTCTTGTTAATCCTGCTTCCTGAACAGCATAAGATGCTGAAACGCTATCTTCAACCAGCTTGGCACTATTTCCTCCACGTTCTGCGAAGTTTTGTGCAACGCTTAGAGACCCTTTATCGACCATCTCTTGCTTATCATTAGCCATAACCTGAATTAGGAAGTCTTCGTTAAGGACACTTTCGTTATATGCGATAATATCGCTATTAAGCATATATTCTTGCCTATTTATTTCATTTTTATAGGCAGCAATACGGCTATTTATTTTATACTGCTCTTGCTTTTCTTTGTAGGACATTAAACCACTTAATGCACCTACACCTAGCATAGCTAATGCCGGAGCAACCATATTTACCTCCTATCGTTTATAAAATTTGAATGTGTACGCTAGGTCTACCAATGTAAACGGAGCATAACTGTTACCAAACAGTCTAAAACTATATCTACTGCTTTCTCGATTGAACGGCAACGATACGGTATCATTTATAAGGTTAACCTTATCGAGCTGAGCTACAGTAAAGTTAGCTTTATTCGCTGATACTTCATAAGACTGCTCATTACCTAACAGGTCTACAATACCTACATTAAACGATGAAGTGTTCTCTAAAGTAGCCTCATAACGTATAATGTTCAGCTTACCTGTGTCATCAATATCTCCATTAGAATCACGAACGTATGGTCTGTTAGGTATGTAGCTCCAAGATATAGGAAGACCAATAACTACAACACCTGTTATATCCTTATCCTTAAGCGTTACCGTGTTGCCGGATATGCTCTCTATGTCATAAGGTAGACCGCTGTATACATCTGTGTCTCCTGTATGCTTAACAAGAACGCAAATATAGTTGCTAAAAGAAGGCTCAAATGGAAGTGTGCCTACACCGTTTACGACATTTATAGTTACCTTATTATCTAAGAATACTGTAAAGTCCAAGCCACTCTCTAATGGATAATCCAGAGGCATCTGTCCAAGATATGTTTTACCATTAGCAGTGTAAACAAGATACAGCCTGTCCTGATAAGAGAATATATCATCTATATCAAACAAGAACTTGTATGTGCTCCACGCAGACAATACTTTCGTATTATTAGAGAACAGATACTTATAGGTATACACTGTTTTCTTATCATCATCTGTCAAAACGAAGACTGTATCAAAGGCTAAATTACTAACCATCTTTCTACAGTTACCTTTTAAGTACCTCTCCACCTGCTCTGTAACATTATTGAATGGTGTCTCGTTTTCACTCGTGGCAGGAAACATCTCTAACAATGCCGTGTACTCGCCTTTCTTGTACGAGTGAATAACAGACATACCCGTAGTTATAGGCTTCACACCATCGTAAGAGAAATTGCTGCTAATAGGCATAGCAGTATTTACCGGATTAAGAGCAGAGCTCGCATCAGTAAGAAACTGCACGTCTTGAGCATACAAACTTATCTTCTTAGCATACTGCACAATAGCATCTATTTTATTGCCTACAGACACTGTATTTTCTATGTCAATAGGGTCGCTATCCACAAGAACTGTAGCACTGTTTCTGTAGCAGTCTAACGGCTCTTTAGAACGTGTCATAAAGAACGATTGAGAAACTAGAGCAACCCTTCCTTGAACGATGTCCATATCATTAATTGTTTTACCAACGAATGATGGCGTAGGATTAGTCTTCTCATCCCCTACTCGTCTAGGATACCAGTTAGCTTCTTGTATCTTGAATGTCTTGGTATCATTATTAATAACCAGCTCGTGAGGCATCGTGGATTTGTCAAAATCGTTCTTTATTCCTAACGCTGTAGTTTCCGCCCACGTTCCAAGAGTACCGAACCCTTCTCCAACTTCTTTATCTTTAATAACATACTTCATATAGTATGTACTGACTTTTGTTTCAGGAAGCTGCTCTACTCGAACAACGTACCCGTTAGGAGCATATCTAGGCAAATATGCGGATTCCTTAACGGCATCCACCGCAGCAATCAAGAATCTGCCACCATAGCCATCAGTAGTTGATACAGTATATGTTTTGCTCTTATCTTTCAAACTAAAGTAAATGCAGTCATATGCTTGTGTTACATCAAACAAAGCCATAAATGCTGAGTCTGATGTAAATGCTTTCTTTAACTCTGTCGTAACATTATCTGATGTACCTAGTTTCATAGACGTTACTTCGTATGTTTTTGTATAATCTTTTCCATCTATATTTATTTTTATACCGTACGTTGTGTCCGATACTCCGCCTTTGCATTGTACAACAAACGCCTTATCTTGAGCAGACGACAAAGTATCTGATAGTTTTACAACCACATTCTTGTTAAGCAACAATATAGTATCAGCATTTGCGGAAAGTATCATATCGGAGACTACGTATGCCGGAACACTGCCTTCTATTGTATAGTCTTCCCCTGTGCTGATATTATATAGCTTAGCCGTACCTGCTTTTAACGAGAGCATATAAAGGTAATTAGAGAAAGAGAACAAAATATCGGACATATCCACATCCTCGTCTCTAAGAGCCTTAACAAACTCTACAGGTGGGCGCACTGTTAATGACCTTACAGGGTCTGCAATCAAGTTTATTTGCTCTTCACATTGTCCGTCTATACGGTCTCTGGGGTTCTGCTGTGATACACCTTTAAGAGGAGAAGCATAGGTTACTGTATATGCTTTAGTCATTATACTTCTCCGTATCTAATACGAACATTAGTAAACACAGCTCCATTATCTTTTCTATCACGCAAATCTGCGGACACAGCCGTAGCCTGCTTAGCAGCTACGTCGTTATAATAAAACTGTACTAAATCAGCATCTCCGCCATAAGCTATGTAAAACTGATATTTAGCTTCTGCCGAGATGTAATCCATAAGTTCAATAGGTATGTTCTCTATAGGAAGGTCTATGAGAATCTTAACCTTTTGAGGAAGCTCAAATTCATAAGTAGTTCTGCACATATCATACAGCTTACCTCCTCTGTCAACAACGCCTCTTGTAAAAGGAGTAGCCTTTAAGATATTGCTTGGAAGAACACACGACTTAGATATATCTGGAACAACAGTTATAATGTCCGTATTGCTAAACCAACCCTTAGTTAAAATAGATGTCTTAACTTCATCTAAAATTCTGTGAGCATTATACACGTCTGGAGATGTGTTGTTTTCCAACGACTGTACAGGAGCGTTATTTATAGCGACTAGCATAGAATTAATTATATCTAACTCTGTTTTCATTATTTACTCCTTAAACACTAAAAAAAGCCCCTGCATCCGAAGACACAGGGGCACATAATTTAAGCCAGACTAGGCAGTTGTCTTAATCAAAGAATAGCACAAGCCCGGATTACGGATAGCAATATCAAACGCACGGTCGGTATCAACTACCCAAGTTTTCTCCATTTCAGAATAGAAGATATTAGACTCTTCTACCAAAGACTCACCAATCAGCAAGCCATCTCTGTGGAAGATAATAGCTTCTACTTTAGCGTCATCAGCAGTCCAAGAATAAGCACTGTTGTTAAACAGCGTCTTATAATCTTCTGTAGCTGTAGACAAGATTCTCGGAGTTTCTACAATAGGTACACCTGCAAGAACCTTAACCATACGCCAAGCGTAGTTACCATTACCCTGAGAATAATCCTGATTGATAAGTTTCGGATGGTCTGCAATTACTTTGTAAGTGCTCGGACGTACAAAGATAGCGAAACCCTCCAACGGAATATCACGCTCTTTAATCTTGGTAATCAAATCATCAAGAGCATCTACCAATTTATCAGGGTCTTTCTCATCGCCAGCGGTTGTCAAAGTAGCAGATACGCCGTCGAAGAAAGCACCATTCAGAGTATGGTCTGTTACGTTAGTGTTGGCATTAGTATCGACAGTAGCCTTAGAGCCACGGTAAGCCATAATCAATACAGCGATGTCAAACAATTTAGCCATATTCAAGCCGTGGTTCTTAGCGGTCTCACCAGTCATATCGATGTCTTGCTGTACTTCACCCAATTTAGAGAAGAAGTTACGGAATACGATATGAGTGGTAACCGTCAAGGTAACTTTATCGGTCTCGATAGAATCACCACCCGGACGAACACCCGGAGTTACACGTCTCGGCTTAGTATTACCAAATCTGCGTACAGAAATGGTGTCAGTACCAATAACAGGCATTACAGGTAAGAAGCCAGACATAATAGACGCAGAAATAAATGCGTGGTCTACTTGTCCGGTGAATTTTTCAATAAGGAGCTTTCGGGCTTCGTCTGACAAGTAGTCAGAAGACGAAGGCAAAGTTCCATCAGCCAATGTTGCCATATAATTTATCCTTTACTTTTTAATATTAAAAATTAAAGTTGTTTTGTTAGTTTTGTTATATCCTATATAGGGCATCTCATATAAAGCTATTTAATGTTAGCTTTAATGCCAGCCATACGGCGAGCATCTAATGCTTTCATTAAAGCGAAGCCTTCTTTGGTAAGCATACCCGCTCTAGTATGGTTTTTGCGAATCTCGTCAGATTGTTTTCTGTACTCAGAGGAGCTAAGCAAATAATCATCCGTTACGGATGCGTTATCTCCAGACAGTAACGGCTTGTTGCTGCTCTTAGAGGATGTCTTAGCGATAATCTCTCTAATGGCAATCTTTCTAGCAGAGCCGCCCATATTGATAAGCTCCTGATATTCCGCCAAGTCTCTCTTAGGAAGCATCTGTTTTGCTTTAGCTGCCAAGTTCTTCCAAGAGCCACCAGCCAATGTATCCAACTCTCTGTCAGATGCTTCTCTGTTACTCTTGATAGCAGCGATAGCTACCTTAGCATACATATAGATTGTTTTGGCGCTGTCTTTTCCTAAGATTGCTTCGAAGTTTTCCTTATTCAGCTTAGAAGCATCGGCAGCAGCAAACGCTTCTTCAAGAAGCATATTAGCTTTTGCATAAGGAACTTTAAGGCGTTTTAATTCAGCCGTAAGTTCGTTAACCTCGTCGATAGGTGTTTCGATATATCTATCGTCCTGCACTTCTGGAGTATTAGCTAACTCATTATCAGCAACATCGTCCGCCGGAGCGTTAGCTTCTTGCTTAACAGCAGGAGCACCTTCATTAGCAGGCTCACTAGGTTTCTCTATAGTAGGAGCACCTAATGCCGGAGCATTTCCTCTAGCCAAAGGAGTTTTTACTTCGGTTACTGCTTCTTGAGGTTGACCTTGTGTTTCTTGTACATTTTCAGACATTTACTTTCCTTTCAATATTACGCTAACCCAGCAGGTGTTGGGTCTTTTTGTTCTTCTTGAGTAGCTAAAACTTCATTAGGATTAGGCATATCAGAATTAGTAGCCAATCTCTTAACAATGTTTTGCAAATTAAGAGCTCCGAGAGCGAACTCAGGAAGCTGATTAAGCATAGTAAGTTCTTGCAAGAAGTTAAGAACACTATCAGATTCTAATGACCTAGACAAACTCTCAAGACCCGTCAGAATCTGAATGTCGAGCTGCTTAGCAAGTTCTTTTCCGTTATCGCCTAATGCTTCTAAAGCCTCCGTTAAAGCAAGACGAGCTAATTGTTTCTGCCACGTACTAGCTAAGTGTGAATAAATACCTCCTTGTGAAGTCTCCAATTCATTAGCCATATACCGAATCTCCTCGGCAGTAACACGCTCAGCATCACGCTGAACAGCAGAGTTCTGTAAGAACACTCTGCGGATTGTATTAACGTGCATATCATAGTTGCTCATAACAGCCTGCATATCAGACAGCTTATTGGACGTAACTTGTGTTACATCTCCTTCTCTTCCTACAAAGAAATCTCCAGAAGCAGCCTTAGATAACTCGTCTAAATGATATACGAGCTCAGATGCTGGATTAACAAGGTTTATAATCTTACTAACCACAACACTCAACTGCGTAAGAGCCTCTGCTAACACGCCTGCGGAGTTAATACTTCCTAAGTAGTCTTCACAATAGCTGTGCCCATAATCTTCGCCAGACAACAGTGTCCACGTAAGAACCATTATAGGCATATCCTCTTCTGAGTAAGTGTTTGTAAGAATAGGCACATCATCAAAGTATTGTGTTACAATGTACTTCTGAGCACCTGTGTTCCACACTGCCTCAGTCCATAGCGTGATTCTGTTATTCTTATCATCGATGTCGGCTCTATTGAGTTTGTCTGCCGGAATGTATTTTACATACTCCTTAGGAACACTCTCAATCTCCATCTTTTCCTTGATGATAAGTCTAAGCAATTTGCCGTTGCTAGTAGCTCTTCTGCACACATAGTTATGCAGAGGGAAGTATCTAGAGCCATTAGCTTGCTTAATAAAGCATACGTTTCCACCCACAATAAGATGCAGACACGCCTGCAATAAATGCTCTCTGCTTACAGTAGCAATAAACTTATTAGTGGCTGTCTTCTCAAGCTGAGCAATAACCTCTTCTATCTCTGTAGGAGAAGCGGATTGCTGCTTTATAATTTCATCAGGAACAGTAGCTCTAAAGAACGCTTTGTTAGGCGGGAACAACAGGTTGACTAATCTGTTAGCCAAGAAGTTCGTTGCCTCAGCTCCTGCTGATGTATACTGTATCTGTGTTTGCGCTACAAAGGTACTGTCCGCTGTTTTATTTTTGGGATAAAGATACGGCAAGGTAAACTCAGCACATTTCTCAGCAATCCTAAGATACTGTGAACGAGTAGCACTGAGCTTCTGGTATCTTTGTGCAACAGTAGTATAATTCATACAACCTCCTACAAGCTGATAGAGGATGTATTAGATACTCCTCCTAAGAACCCAGTAGCTTGTGCTCTTTTCTTGAGCTCCTCTTCCTCTTGTTCATCTAAGAAGATGCCACCTTCTCCAGAAGCATTAGTAGCAGCAGCAGAGCCTGTCTCTACAGAAGGAACTGATGTATCCATCCATACCATACCTTCTTTAGCTGCCTCTTCTGCTTCTTTTCTTTTCTGGTCTCGCCTATATTTCATAAGATTAAATAAACTCATAATTCCTCTCCTAACCTATAAGAATTGACGAGCCACTAGAAGCCACGCCTCCTAAGAAGCCAGCACTAGCTTGATTTTTGCGCTTAATAACATCTTCTTCTACCTCATCAGCACCAATAACTACTGACGGAGCACCTGCTTCTGCGAAAGATACCGCAGCATCGTTTGAATTTGCTGCTGTAGATAATGTTTGGCTTGATGCTTCTTTTACTTTAGTATCCATAAGCCACCCGTCCTCAGAGACACCTCCCGCAGTTGTTAGGTCTAGTGCTCCTTTGGTGGCTTGTCCTACCGCCCCGACCGCGGATTTAAACGCACCCTCAACGTCTCCTTTCGCTAGTTGTCCTACACCTTGCCCAAGTTCATTAAATGCTCTTCCTGTATCTCGTACAAAATGAAATGGAGCTTTTATAGCTTTCTTAAAGAACTTATTAACGCCCTTAAATGCTTTACTTAAAAATCCCATATTGTTACCTTTCTTGTTTGCTTGTTGAGTTAATAATGCTTAGTAATCTATCAAAAGCAAAGTTAACACCTGCCGCATACATAACCTCTTCTTGAGTTGTTTGAGGAGTAATGCTTTTCATAGTAATTACAGAATTTCTGATTCTATTACAGATGTCTTCTAATTCTCTTATAGAAACTGCATTAAACTGTCTAAGCTCTGTTTTAATCATAGATATAATCTCCTTTTGTTTATATCCTATATATCTGTCTCTTATACACATCTCCGAGCCCACGAGACTCGACGTCATC